TCAAAACAGCAATCATATTCAAGACATATGAACTCCGATATGTGTAGAGGTAAAATGAAATATGAACATGAGCTCGAGAAGCGTGTGTTGGCAAATCGCAAGCAGGTGGCCGCATCCATCGCTATCAATGGAAACAACAACAACAACACAACGGTCAATAATAACAACATATACCTCCCGCCGATGAATGCTTTTGGGAGCGAGAATCTAGACTATATCACAACCAAGATGCTTATCAAGCAAATCGAGCTCTGTAAAGACTTCACGGATATCACGGAGACGGTGAAGACCTTCACGCAGCTTATTCACGCCCACCCGGCTCATCCGGAGAACCACAACGTGCTGATCAAAGGGAACAACAGTGCATTCGCCGAGATATTCAACGGAACGCAGTTCGAGCAGTCCAATGCGCTGGTTATGGAGGATCAGATTTTACAGAAGGTAGGAAAGCTGCTGATTGACAAGAAGAATGAGTTCTGTGAGGAGCAGATAAAGAAGGATAAAGAGATCCCAGACAAAATAGAGAAGAACTTGATAAAAATGGAAGAAGCGGTAGATGACAACATTAATAGCGAGCTGTTTAGGGACACTGTGACAGACGCAAGCCGAAATCTGTCGACGTATAGGAACACGGTGAAGGGAGCGCTAATGTCCAAGAAGGAGGAGATCCATCAGACGCAGCAGCTGATAAAAGAAATTGAAACAGGAGAGGAGCTTAAGTAAATAAATTGTATAATAATATATAGCCTGTAAAAATGAATAAGGAAAACACAGACACAAACCCGAGTGAAGTAACTCTAATTCATGGGGAATGTATAGAAACGATGAAAGAGATGGGAGACAAATCGGTAGACATGATTTTATGTGATCTACCGTATGGAATGACAAAAAACAAATGGGATGTAGTGATACCATTTGAGGATTTATGGAAAGAGTACAACAGGATAATAACAGATAAGGGGGCGATAGTGCTATTTGGAAATCAACCCTTCACGTCATTGCTGATAACAAGCAACATGAAATACTTTAGATATTGTCTAGTATGGGAGAAGAACAAATTCAGCGATTTTCTGAATGCGAAGAGGAAGCCAATGAAAACAAATGAGGACATCTGTATATTTTACAAAAAGCAGCCAGTCTTCAATCCGCAGTATACGTACTCCACACCGTATGTACGTTGGAACAAGCAGGAAGCAGTAGATAAGCAAAGCAACTACGGGAAGCACAAAGAGAATGTAGCAAAGAGTGATGGGAAGAGATTGCCAACAACAGTTTTGAAATTCAACCGGGTGGAGAGGCCCAAACACCCAACTCAAAAGCCGGTTGAGCTACTGGAGTATCTGCTGAAGACATACAGCAATGAGGGGCACACGGTACTGGATAACTGCATGGGTTCTGGATCGACGGGAGTTGCTTGCAAAAATTTAAAGAGGAATTTTATAGGAATTGAGATGGAACGGAAGTATTTTGAAATAGCGGAAGAGATGATCAATCCGAGTGCAGACTCTTGATCATAAGAATATCATTGAGGATCAGGCGGGTATCTGCATGATCACAGTAAGGATCTAATGAATTTGAGTCAGTTGAATCTGAAAACCACAAAGAACGACGGAGTCTATCGGATTTACAGATGCTGCTGTAGAGCAGCTTTTCTTTCATGGTATCTACTAAATCTGGGTTCAGCACCTCAAAATTTTCCCTCATTTTTTTCTGATAAAGTCTGTATGTGGTGAAGCTGCTCAAAATAAGAAACGGGCAATCTTTATTATTTTTCTTGCATATATTGATCTGTTTTGCGAAAGACAGGATTGCTCTATCGAGGAAGCAGGAGTCCATGTAGTGGCCTTTATCCTCCTCGATGGCAACCAGAGACTCGTTCTTGTAGATGTACCAATCTGCTTTAAAATTGTTGTCAGCCTGCTCCTTGACAGCGGAGAACCCAAAGTGCTCATAGACACGCTTTCGATGGCATTCGTATTCGAAACCGACCCTGTCCTTGAGAGCCTTTTTGGGCTGCATTGTTAGTATGTTTGAGGAGGCAGTCTGCAGGCTCTGCTTATAGAAGGCAATGTCGCGGTGCTGTCTCCAGGCATTCTTGATGCACGAGGCGGCCGCGGTTTGGATGGAAGTCATGCTTGAGTCTTTTAAGTACATAGCCTGACGCTCTATAGCTGAAAAACGCATATTTATTATTATTTTTACAAAATATTTAAGAATTATTTATAAAACCACACTTTGTTAGGTATAATATAAATGAGAACCAACACCAACAGCATGCCAAGAAGATCAGAGCGGGTGCCTGTACCGAGAAAGGAATATGAAGAGAAGAATGAGATCAGACACAGGAAACCAAAAAAACGCAGCACAAGCAAAGGGAATACAAAGAATTTAGAAGACTTACAGAAGGAGCTTAAAGAGTGTAACGAGACGGTATTCACCCTTATAAAGAGGCTAGGAAGAGCAAATGCGATACTACGCTTGGCTTCTCAGCGCAAGAGTGCAAAATTAATAAATGGATACAGAACCAACTGATCGTAAGCTATCAACAACATATATGACCAAGAACATAGAGAAGGAAATTAGAATGCATAGATCAGCTTGAATCTGAACAGGATCAGTACCAAAAATCATTTTTTTAGTTTTTCCAATCGGATTTCGATTTTCTCAAGGAGTTGAAGAATGGAGGGACGGTGCCCGATTCCGTTCTGAAGGTTAGTGAGGTAGATATTGCGGAGATCGTCCCAGTGCTTGTAATGATCCATACTGATAGACGTGTTTTAATAATGTAAAGGTATTGTTCTTTAGGTGTAAATTGGTAAAAAAAGTGATGAGTATACTATATGGCGGATCCGATAGAGCTCACTATGTACATAGACTATGTAGAGATTGATAAAATCGAGAGGAGCATGTTCAACACAACTGAAATAGACTATCTGTATGATTTTACAGAGAAGCCTATCACGAAGGTGTTGTCTTCAAACAACGAGACAATCAAGCTCCACTACTCGAAGCCGGTGAAGGAGCTCATCATAGTGTTCAGTTACGACAAGGAAGTTGAGGACATTCACAACTTTGTACCGATTGAGAATATGGAGATCCGACTGAACAACATAAAGCTAGAAACATCAGATGACGAAACGTTTTTCCGGCTGCTGCAGCCATACTTTCACAACAGGAAGACCCTCCCAAACACAAACATATATATGTACTCATTTGCATTTGATCCAGACAATACACAACCGACAGGTGCTTTTAACTTTGGTAACTTGAAAAACAAGGATTTGAAAATAATAGGAAACGACCTAAAGGGAAAGACGGTACATATTTATGCGAATACAAACAATGTTCTGAAATTAAAAGAGGGTTATAGCAGCATACAGTATATTTGAAATGAGGGCGTACATTTACAATGTGTATAATATGCTCGTACGGATCGAGAAAGATGTTGATCTTTCTCTGTTTATAAATCACCTTTTATATATCAATACTGATAAATCGATCTACAATGATTTCGGAAGGCTCAAATTCCTTCGGAGCATTACTCCGAATGATACATTAGATGCTGGATATGTAATAGTAAAGCTTATTCACTAGATACCCGAGGAATCACATTTACATCAAATGTTTTGTAAACTATTTGGGTTTTACCATCAATCGTTATAGTTTCAGAGTCGATAACATGAGATTCTGGTATAACTGGAAAAAATCTATCACAGTTATATTCTCTATTTATTTCTGTTGCATAAATTTTATGGACAAGCTTTTTATTTAAAGCTTCCTCATAAATACTTTGTCCTCCGATTATATATACTGCATATATATGATTCATTCTACATGATTCTAATGCATCTTCTAAAGATTTGTGTGTTTCTAAATCAGTGAATACTTTTGTTGTAGATAAAACTATGTTCAGGCGATCTGGTAAAACTTTACCAATACTTTCATGAGTATTTCTACCCATAATAACGGCATTATTCCCACTACCTTTAGTGATTTTCATAAATCTCTTCATATCTTCAACGATATTCCATGGCAGTTGATTATTTAGACCAATACCATTATTTTTACAATAAGCAACTATTATGTTAATATCCATATATATAATCATATGTTTTTTAAATATCGTTTGATTTACCAAAGCTTTTACTGCTACTTCGCTTGAAGCTGCCTCAATTCTGCAACAGCGACCCTTGCCACTTCTTGCAGCTCCATCATGTTGCACTTGCGCACATTGGTAGTGCGAGGGAGAGCTACGGCGGCCTGTGACACTTCTTGGAGCTCCATGTTGCACATGTGGTAGTCGTTGGTGCAATTGAATTTTTATTAGGCACCAGGATGGCAATGAGTTCAGGAAAGTAAGTGTTTTTCCTAAAGATTCAGAGATTTGGTAAGATTTTTATTTAAAGGAGACAGTCTAATTATTTACTATAATCCAGACCGTAAAATATGGGAATGAAGTCCGTTAAAGATATTGAGGACACTGTGCGGCAGGTCAAGGCATGTCGCTCATGGAGTGGAGTCCTTGTAGTTACTGTGGTGATGCGGCCGGATAAATTCAGTTGCCCCAACGACTGCCACATGTGTCCCAAAGAGCCAGGACAGCCAAGAAGCTACTTGTCTACAGAGCCGGCTGTGGCGAGGGCCAACCGGAGCCAGTTCGACGCTGTCAAGCAGTTCGACAGCCGCATGAACACACTCCACAAAAACGGTCACGTTCTTGACAAAATTGAGATTATTGTTCTTGGCGGCACTTTCAGCAGCTATCCACGAGATTATCAGGAGGAATTCATCCGAGATCTATTTTACGCTGCCAATACTTACTCCCCTCCTCCAAACGATCTTTCACAACGCAGACCAGTCCAAGATATCGCCTTTGAGAAGGTGACAAACGAGAGAGCAAACAAAAAAATAATTGGGATCAGTTTAGAAACCCGACCCGACCACATCAACAAATACGAGCTGCGGCGCTTCCGTCATCTTGGCTGCACCAGGATACAGATCGGAGTCCAGCACACGGACAACAGACTCTTGCAGATAATTAACAGAGGCCATACCGTCGAACAGAGTGTGGAGGCTATACGTCTGATTAAAGAAGCCGGCTTCAAGCTTGATGTCCATATTATGCCCGATCTTCCCGGTGCTACTCCAGATGGTGACAAGGAGATGATCCGTAAGGTCCTCACATGCGAAGACTTTTCTCCAGACTATCTGAAGCTGTACCCGTGTCTTGATGTGGAGTTCACAGAGATACGCCAATGGAAAGAATCCAATCAGTGGCAACCTTACGCAGAGACCGACAAAGGTCAAGTCCTGCTAGACGTCTGTCTTGTCGCAAAACAACACTCCAAAGAGTACATCAGATTTAACAGAATACAGAGAGACTTCCCCGAGGAGAGGCCCGACGTGGTTGGCTACTCTAGCCTGTACATTCGAAACAATTTCCGTCAGATGCTTCAGAACTATGCTAAAAAGTGCGGGATAACCTGCAAGTGCATTCGGTGCCGCGAGGTGAAGAACAAAAAGATTGAGACACCGCGTTTGAAACAGGAGAAATACGATTCAAGTGGGGGGAAGGAAACATTCATCAGCATCGGAAATATGTCCGGCAGTACACTTTACGGATTTATTCGCTTACGCATCCAAAATAACTCCGTTTTCAATGAGCTGAAGGGTGCCGCACTGGTCAGAGAGCTTCATGTTTACGGATTTCTTCAGACCGTCTCCGATTCTAAAAGTCAGAGATCACAGATACAGCACCGTGGGTTCGGCAAAGTTCTGCTTGCGGCTGCCGAAAACGAAGCTTTCAAACAGAATCATAGTCAGATCGCTATTATTTCAGGCGTCGGTGTCCGGGACTACTACCGGAAGCGCGGCTATCAGCTCAAGCACACCACCGAGTTTATGTGCAAGAAGATTACACTCCTCATCTACTTTTCCAATTTGAAGACCATTTATATCTTCTGGATTGTAAATTATTTCACACTCTTTCTTGCCAAACTCAAAAAATCTAAAAATAAGAAGAAATATCAGTAACTTTACATACAATTCAAATAGCGCATCCCACCATTTAACAATATACTAAATAGAAGTACTTAAAGAATATCATTAGCCATTTTAACCATCAGGCAAGTTTTATATGTGTTCTGTCTTTCTTTACCCACGCATCTTCTGTTCCTTCCAACGCTCGTATTCTTCCTTTGAATCAAAGTACATTTTGTTTGTGTCATCAGCCGGCATTACCCGGAACAATGTAGCCTCGCTCGGTGATCCTTTTTCAATGTCATACATGATACCCGTCATTTTGTTCTTACAATTCGTACTGATTGTATTTGATACATGATTGGGATCATTTTTATCTGCAGCCATCGTCTTGTTGCTCTTGATATCCTTCTTAATTTCAGCAATCGTTGCTCGCACCTGATTCGCATTTTCAACTTCCTCAATATTGGATCCCATGGTTCTATATATTATACCTGCACTGTATTCTTTAAACCACTTTTCCTCATTCAGAGGTTTGGTTGTTTCAAGCATGTACAAAGACTACTCTCGGTGTAAGTAAAGACAGACAAGAATTAAATGTCATCAACCAATTCGAATTCATTTTGGATTGAAACATTCAGTTTCTTTTGCTTTTGTTTAGCATACTTCCGCTGAAGTTTAGCTTTCTTAACCTCAAGTTTTTTAATAGACAATTCGCGGATTGCGTCTTGCTTCGACTTCTCTTCAGCATCTTTAACATTTTTTCGAGACTCGGTGATTGCTTGACTGTGCTTGGAGGTGCGTTGCGTCAAGAGTAATTTTCGCGCGGAGTCCATTTTTTCTTTGGGTGTCATATTCTGTTTCTGGGATTCAACTTGCTTGGATTGAATTTGATTTTGGATTTTCAAAAACTCCTTGTACTGATCAGGATTTTCCTTGAAAAAGGATTCCATCTGCTTGAGCATATCGGGACCTTTCATAATGATTAATATTGTGATGAAGATTCAAATGTTTAAGTTAGTTTGTATATGAATTGGATGAAGGTTTTGCTCTTGAGATTCGATTACTTTTGTGTTGATATAGATTGAAAGAACAAAAAAATGAACAGTAAAGTAATCCACTTAAACAATAAATAAGGGATAAGAGTATATAGAGAAACATGTTAAACTTTCAGATAGTATCACTTCTGGGAGAGGACGTGGCAGGAGATGACGAGTCTGGGAGCGACTCGGAAGAGGAAACGGCAATGCAGAGGTACCGCATCACAATATTTGGAAGGAGCGCGGACCGGAAGTCAATATGTGTGAAGACGTTCTTTGATCCGTATTTTTTTGTGGAAATCCCGGAGTTATACACGAACTCGCAGATTGAGTTCCTGAAGACGGCTGTGCGGAAAGCGCTGTACAAAAACGGAGGAAGCATAAAATCAATGACGGTAGTGAAGAGGCAAAAATTCTATGGCTTCACAAACAAGGAGGAGTTTAGATTTTTGAGGATAATATTCTACAACCACGGATCGTTCAAAAAAGTAATGTACACGCTGAGGAAGCCGTTGAGGATGCCGAACGAGACAAGGAAATTCACAGTGTATGAGGCGAACATAGACCCGATGTTGAGATTTTGTCACGTGCAAGACATCCAGACTGCAGGATGGGTGAAGATAGAAAAGGCGAAAGCGACATTCAAGGAGACGTATAGTGACGAGGAGTACACAGCGAAGTGGAAAGACATCAAGGCGGACACGAATCCATCGATAGCGCCACTAGTGCAGGCCTCGTTTGATATAGAGACGTACAGTCCGGACGGATCATTTCCGGACCCGGAAGACACGGAAGTGGACTGTCCGGTGATACAGGTAGCGACGACGCTGCAGAGGTATGGGGAAAGTGAGCCGTACAAGCGGCAACTGTTGTCATTTGGAACATGCAACCCTATAGAGAATGTGGAAGTGATAGAGTGTAAGACGGAGGCGGATCTGCTGAACAAGTGGGCGGAGACGATAAGGAATGAGGACGCGGACATACTGATAGGGTACAATATCTGGGGATTTGATCTGTGGTACATGTTGAAGAGGGCGGACATGACGGGAGCGGAGTCATTTTACAAGCTGTCGAAGTTCCGAAACCACACGTGTGAGCTGAAGGAATCATCGTTTAGTTCGAGTGCGTATGGACACACAGACTACAAGATGGTGCCGACGCCGGGAAGGTTTCAGCTGGATTTGCTGGTGGTAATGAAGCGGGAGCATAAGCTGACAAGCTACACGCTGAACAATGTGTCGGAGCATTTTCTGAAGGACAAAAAGGTAGATATGCCGTACAAAGAGATGTTCAAGAAGTACAAGGAGGGAGCGGAGGAGCGAAGGGAAATCGGAGTATATTGTGTGAAAGACACGGATCTGCCGCTGGCACTGATCAATAAGCTGGCGATAGTGCCGAACATGGTAGAGATGGCGAAGGCGACGTGGGTTCCGCTGAGTTTCCTAATAGAGAGGGGGCAGGGGATCAAGGTATTTAGCCAGCTGCTGTACCAGACGAGGAAAGAGAACATGCTAGTTCTGACGTTAATAAAAACCGGAGAGGAGGCGCAAGAGCCGTACGAAGGAGCCACGGTGCTGACAGCGAAGAAGGGAGCGTACATGGAGATTCCAATAACAGGACTAGATTTTGCGAGTCTGTATCCGACAATAATGAGGGCGCACAATCTGTGTCACTCGACGCTGGTGATGGACAAGAAGTATGAGAATATAGAAAATGTGGAGTACAAGGAGGTAACGATAGAGACAACGAAATACAAGTTCGCGCAAGACAACGAAGGAATTTTCCCGAAAATGCTACGAACACTGGCGGCAAACAGAAAGGCGGCGAAAAAGGAAATGGCACTGGCGGAGCAGCGGGGAGACAGTTTCATGCAGAGTGTATATAATGGGAAGCAGCTGGCGTTCAAAGTGAGCATGAACTCGATGTATGGATTCTGTGGTGCAAATCTAGGGCTACTGCCATGCAAGCCGGTAGCATCGTGTACAACGAGCATAGGGAGAGGGATGATCGAGCACACGAAGAACAAGGTAGAGGAGTGGTATCCGGGAGCGGACGTAGTGTATGGAGACTCGGTGACGCATGACACGCCGATCCTACTGCGACGGGGTAAGAATGTATTCATACAGGAAATAGAAAACATAAGCAAGGAGTTCAGAGAGCAGAAGGACGGTAAGGAGACAGCGGAGGCTGACGACCTAGAGGTGTACTCGGAGAAGGGCTGGACGAAGCTGGAGCGAGTAATAAGACACAGACTGTCCCCGGAGAAGGAAATCTTTAGGGTGAACACGGGGAAAGGATGCGTTGATGTCACGAGTGATCACTCGTTGGTGCTGAAGAACGGAGAATGCATCAAACCAAAAGACCTGTTAGGAGAGGAAGAGCTGCTCCACGCTTTTCCGACAATCAAAAGAGAACCGACGGATGTAGTAATAGAGAAGCTAACGTATAACAAGATGTCGGCAGCCCAGGCGTATCTGTATCATAAGACGAATGGAAAGCAGGTGAGCGTGGAGGCATACGCAAACGGGGCCTACTATCTCCACACCACGGGACTGTATACAGTAACAAACGATAGAGTCAATTCTATAACAAAGGTGTATGGGTATGAAAACAAGTATGTGTATGATTTAACCACGGAGAATCATCACTTCCAAGCAGGAATTGGTTCGCTGATAGTACACAACACGGACTCGGTGATGGTGAAGTTCAACGTAGGAGAACTGCGGGGGCAGGAAGCAATCAAACGGTCATTTGAGCTGGGAGTAGAGGCGGCTGATAGAATCTCGGCCACCTTCAAGGCACCAATCGAGCTAGAATTTGAAAAGGTGTATCTCCCGTACCTACTATTCAGCAAGAAGCGCTATGCAGGGCTGATGTACACGAAGCCGGAGAAGTCGGACTACATAGATGCAAAAGGGATCCAGTTAGTCAGAAGGGACAACTGTCCTTTCGTGAAGGAAACATCGAGGAATGCGCTGAACATGATAATGTATAATTTGGACACAGAGGCGGCATTCCAGATAGCGAAGGATGCGGCCAAGCAGCTACTGCGGTATGAGGTTCCAATTCCTGATCTGGTAGTATCAAAGAGTCTGAAGAAGATTGGATACAATTACGACTCAAGAAACAAGACAACAATATGTGGGATTGAGGCGCCGTTCAAAATGACAAGTGCGTATGCGAATGAAAACCAGCCCCACTTGACGGTGGCGATGAAGCAGGAGTATAGGGAGAAGGGATATGGACCGAAATCTGGCGACCGGGTCCCATACGTATTCTTGGATACAGGAGATCGTAAGCACCTGCAGTATCAGAAGGCAGAGGATCCGCAGTATGCAATTGACAACAAGCTGAAGGTGGATGTTGAGTACTACCTAGAGCACTCTCTCCGATCACCTCTCGAATCACTGTTCGAAGTATTCATATCGGATCCCAAGCTAATATTCGTGGATGCAAGGAATGAGTTTCTGAATCGTAAAAACAAACAGAAAGACCTCCTAGAGTTCCTAAAAATAACGTAAAACGAACAAAAAATAATATATATTATAATGAACATATCGGAAGGATGGCAACTATCTTCACAAATTCTCTTCATGCTAATATTTGGAATATATATGTTCTATCGAATTGGAAAAAAGAATAAAAATACGACTTTAAATAAATTTCCAATGACGAAGTATTTCGTTATATTCATGTATGCGATATTTGTCATAGCGCTTGCCTCAATGCATCTAGAAAAAAAGACAGATAATACAAGTAGTAATAATTTTGCGTTAGTTATGATAATAAGCAATGTAATCATAGTTTTACTATCGCTGATTTTTGCATATAATCAGAAGAATAAACTGAATCATTTAAGAAATAATATAAAGAACGGTAACACAATGAGACACATAATATGAAGGTATATATTGTTTCAAGTTTTTTTGAGAAAGAAATAATCTGTATAATTGGTAAAAACAAACATTATTACCGAAAAAATAACATTCCTATAGAAGAATATTTTGTTCAATTTTTTTCTATGGCCCTCATTTATATATTTTGGTGTCGATTCTTTGTGAGTATATTTACTATTGTATTACATATTTTTTTATTATTTTAGAAGTTGGTAAGAAAATAATAGTAAATATATAGTAGAAAATAGACAAACAACAAAAATATTCACTTTTTTGCCACTGATATTCACTTTTTTGCCACTGATATTCACTTTTTAGCCACTGAAATAATTATATATATTGTAAAGCAACACAAAATATTCAAATTTTAGCCAGATAATATAGATTATATTATTAAAACAACATAAAATATTCATTTTTTAGCCAGTGTATATGTATTATAATATAAAAACAACATAAAATATTCATTTTTTAGCCAGAACAATTTAAGTTTGGTAATCAAAATATAAAATATTCATTTTTTAGCCAAAACAACAAATTATATAAAAAAGTGTATCATTTTTATTCATTAAATTTTATATGTATATCATTTTCATTCAAAAATGATTTTTTCAACACAAATTAATATATATGTTAAATTATAGAATGACACAAAGTATATTCAAATGTGAAATTTGTGATAAACACTTTACACATAACTGGAAACTCCAAAGGCATTATCAACGAAAAACAAAATGTAAAAAAGTTATGATAACGATAAATTCAAATATAGAGCATAAAGTTGAACTCCTAGATAAAAATTTGAAAGAAACACAGAAAGAGCTCGAACTGACTAAAATAGATATAAGTACATTGAACGATAAAATTGTGGAGAATAAAGGTAAGTATAAATGTGTGCACTGCTCTAAATATTTTACACAAAGTAATAATCTATCAAGACATTTACGATCTTGTAAATCTAAAATTGATAATATAAGCATATATGAAAAACAATTAAATATAGCATCAAATGAATGTGATAATCTTACTTGTAGATTTTGTTTACAAAAGTATACTAAACAATCATCATTATCAAAACACAAAACAAAAGGTTGTAAATCAAAAATAGAATATGAGGCCGACTTAAGAGAACGTGTATTAAAGAATCGTAAAGAAGCTGCGCAAAGTGTTCAGCATCATACGACAAACGTGAATGGAGATCACAATATGAATATAGTTATGAATATACAAAAAATTGAAATGAATCCATTTGGCAGTGAGAATCTGGATTACATAACAACCAAATTACTAATCAAAGAGCTAAATAAGTGCAAGGCAATTGAACATGCAGACATTTGTGGAATAGTAGATCGATTCACAAAGCTAATCCATGCAAATCCGGCACATCCGGAGAACCAGAACGTATTATTCAAGAGCCTGAACAGTGGATTTGCACAAGTTTACACAGAGAGTGGATTTGAAGACAAGCAGGCGACAGAAGTGCAGGACCAGGTAATTCAGAATGTCCACAGTCTAATTCAAAAGAAGGGTTGTGACGAGTTTGACAACGATACTAACGAAAATTTTGCAGACGTTCTAGATGATATTGATGTAAACTATGGAAAATTGGACGTTGAAATCAGAGGAGGAATTAACACACGGGATCTCGGGAGATGTAGGAATACTGTGAAGGCCGTGTTACATTCTAACAAAGATGCAATACTATCAACACAGAATCTGATAGATAGCTAGAAATCACTTAAATACCATCACCACACCATATAAAGAAAAGACATGAATATATTTGTGCTTTCATTAGAGCCTGAAGATGCTGCCAAGCAGCACTGCGACAAGCATGTGATAAAAATGATATTAGAGACCACGCAGTTGTTGTATATGTGTTGGTCTGTATGCGGAAGAGAAAACTGGAGGCAGAAGCTGGAAGCGGAACTGAAAACGAGCAGCACGATGTTGAACATGGAGCGGTCCGGTCAGAAAGTAAATTTCAACACGTACAAGTGCGGGAAAGGGCACACAAATCATCCGTGCAGCAAGTGGGTGAGAGAATCGGCGGCAAACTACACCTGGCTAGTGAATCTGGGGATGGCATTGTGTAGGGAGAAGATGCATCGCTGGCCGAGGAACAAACAGCACTCGTGTCTTGGACATCTGGAGGTGCTGAGTAGGCACATACCGGAACACATTGAAAAAGAAGTGCCAATGACACCATTTGCGTTGGCCATGCCGGATGAATACAAGCAGGAGTCGATAATTTCAAGCTATCAAAAGTACTACAACGAAGATAAGCAAAAGATGTTCAAGTGGACCAATCGAGAAACACCACCGTGGATAATCCATCGTTTAAATTGAAAAAATAATTAGCGGACACCCATATGAAGAGAAGCCGAATGGGGGAATTCGTATCCGGAGAAGACACGGCTGTGCTCTAAAACACAACCGCTGTCGGTGTCAACAACGACCTTGAAGACAGAATTATTGTTCATGCGTGTATCTAAATTGAGAATGTCAACCATGAAATTGGAGTGAGTGACGACTGCTATAGCTTGATCGTCAAGTGTGTAGTTTTCTAGAATAAAGTCAAGAAACAACTTTAAGTTGCATGCAGACAGGCCTTTTGTGTCTGAAGAGGGAAACTTAACGGAGTCAGGATCTTTGAAATGTTTATGGAGCCGGGCAAGCTGGCAGGAAGTAGAGTAAGGGCAATTCTCCAGACTAGGACGTTTTTCACAGATGTAGGGGCACACGTGGACAATATTATCAGGGAACATGAGCTGCGCGGTTTCGATGGAGCGAATCAATGCCGAGCAAAAAACAATATCAACCGGAGGTATTCTAGGTCTAATATACTGACCGGCCCTCTCTGATTGGTCCACGCCCTTATGTGTTAAGAGGGGATCTTTTCGAAACACGTTGAATGCGCTCATCTTAAGATCTTTATGGTGCATTATATTGCAGCATGATAAGCCATGGCGGATCATATACAATGTAAGTTTCATATTGTATTTACAATATTATATAAATATATTCTGATCACCAACCAGTATAAGTACACGCAAAAAAGCCCACATACTCAAAATAAAAGTATGTGGGCTTTTTTGGGTTCAAATGTTTGCAGACGTGTTCTAATGTTTCTTGTTCTTGTTCTTGTTCTTGTTCTTGTTCTTTGAGCTGCGTGTATTATTCCTCTTGTACTCCAAAGTCGATGATTCCATGATTATTGGTAGGTACTTCGGTGCTTTGTTTTTCCGAGATCGTTTAGCGGCTCCTGGAGCCTTTGTTGAGGGGGTGTCAATTGCAATTGGATTTGCAAAGTACGAATCAAATGGAAGAGACTGTAGAGACTGTAGAGACAACGAGAGCGGGTTGAAGTAGTACGTGAATGAGTTCATATTTGACGATGTATGTTTTATATTATATGCTGACAATGTTGTTTAAGTGAAAAATCTGGAAACAATATATATAGGAAAGTATATCGATAAATGAAGTATCCAAACTTTGAACCGACTCTAGGAAATCTCACGCACAAAGTCAGAAAAGATTATGTAAAGCACTTAATCACGAGAAACGAGCTGCCGACCAATGCCTTCGAGAACGAGGATATAATGTCACTGACCGCATCGAACAACATGACGAAGCCATTGTACTTTTGGCAATTGTACAGCATTGCTGGAGAGGACATGATCCATCTTCTGATCAGGAGATTTTATGAAAAAATATTCAATGACAAGAATTCGGATTGGTTTCGGGACGAATTTGTAGATTCGGGGCATTTGGAATACCATATCAGGGGGCAGAAACGGTTCTGGCTAGATATAATGGGGGGAGGCAAGCTGTACTTGGCGGACGAGGAAGTTCTTTACAGGAAGCACAAGCTAGTACGGACAATAATGACGGAAAAGGGAGGACGCAAGTGGATGTCGTATATGAATGGTACACTTGAAGAAATGGAGGAATATTTCAGATATGATGAGAGAATTTTACCGTGCTTGAAAGCATTCTTGAAATATTTCATGGAAAAATATTCTGTCCAATTCGACTTCAATATTTTCACATCGGATGTTATAAGCTCTAGATTGTAAAATAATTATTACAAACATATGAGTACTTCCATTGAAGATGATAAATAACTTAAGAGAATGTTTGGTTATTAAATTAATTATAATGACCGGACAAAAGGATTTTGAAGTCATCAGCAACCCGGATGAGGACAGTTCAAGCTCGTGTGAGCCCATGCAGAAGGATTACAGCCAGGATGACAACCGGTTCATGGTAGAGCTGTATAAAGAAAATCGTCATTTGCAGACAAAGCTGGCAGAGAGAGACAAGCAGCTCTCACAGATGCGAGACGCCAATGTGTATCTGAAGAAGTCGAATGTATTTTGGATGTGCTGCTATATCGGATCGGTCTTTTGCACATTGATTTCTCTATCATAATATTAATTTCGTATTTTAGGATTTACTGGTCCTGATCTTATTTTATCATTTTCAATATTAGCTAATAGACCAGGTAATTTTATCGAACTTAGTATTGTGTTTATTTTTTGTACTGATGCTGCTTTATTTGCAGATTTTCTTTTCATATTTTTAGCTTTGCCTCTGTCTTTTCGAAATTCTGATAGATCTTTATTATTTTTTACATGAATAAGTTTTTCAAGATTTTCATTTGAAGGTTCCATTAGTAATATATATACAGAAAAAAATATGATTACATATCTTTTTGTCTCAAGGTTATTGAGCATTTCGAGTTAGATCCTAAGAGTTCTGGTCTTCTTGCTTTGTATTGAAATTTAGATCCTTTTTCGAAGGTTTTCGGCTTTAGTCCATTCACCTCTACACCTTCAAACAAAGGATGACCTATTGTATGAAAGTGGAAGTTGGAAAACCTTAAAGAATCGATTTCACTTTTAATTCGAGCCTCAATAACAGGAGTTTTTTGGAGAGGTGCAATACTATTGATACCAATACGTACATAATTCCAGGCACCTGTCCAGCCCAAGTCTCTGGCAAAACTAAATGTAATACTCTCTCCAACGTTCAGTGTATATTGTCTTAATGTTCGAACTATTCCTGATAATGATTCACCAGTTTTGGATATAGTTAAAAAATCATAATTTTTTTCAGTTGAAACGTCGATATCGAAAGAAACAACCTGTCCTGCTATAGATACATTTGTATATGTAAGAGATGCAGTTTCTCCATTGTAAAGTGGTTTATTTGAATCTGTATTTTGTCCATACTCACTAAGTAATTCAGTATTTTTCATTCCAAGGGTTATGCCATAACTGTTGTCTGAATCATCAAGTAGGACAGGAATTCCAGGAAACTCGTTGATATTGCTATCAGTACTGTATGCTAGAGAGAAGGTTGCAGGAGTTCCGTCAGCACCTTCATTGTCAATAACTTTAAAAGAAGAATCATCTACAAGCTTTGATGCAGTGAGGAAAGCAGATGTTTGTGTATTAGTATCATAAGGAGTTATATCCAAAAAAGTTATAACATTTGATAAAGCAGGTAATTCATCTTTATTTTTAGCTATACCGTCAAATATAAATGAATTAAATGTATAATCATGTGGAAGCTCGATTCCACTATCTATCCATGTGTCGTACTGATCTTCTGTAACATCATCTCTAAACTCCAGATCAAAGTCGATACTGTTTCCTATAACTTTATCACCAATTTGAACCATATTAGGGATTTCGGTTATCACAGAATTACTTGTTAAAGTGACATCATTAGCAACCTTTAGTTTAAAACCATCTTCATCTGATTTCATATTTACGTTAGGAGCTCCATTTGATCCATTCAGTGTAACAGATTTTGTTTTTAATGTCCCTTGTGTAGTCATTATGTAATATAGACAAATAAAAAAAATCAATTATTATTTTTTTATTTGTCTATATTACATAATGGTTAGAATAATAAATGTAGACGGATATTTATCATATGACCAGCAGATCGAGAAAGCTTTTCAAAATTTGGATTATTTTGATGATAAAGAAAAACTGATTGAAAATGATAATATTGTGGGGTTTTATTTTCGAGCTGATACGCCTATGTATATCGGAATTAGTAATTACGGATTATATTATCGTTATGGTTCTTTTTGGGGTAGTTCTACTGACTTAACGGAATATAATTTCATGAATAACACACCTTATGGCATGACAAGAAATTATCGTGATGATGATTTTGGGATGAGTTTTTATTTGCAATATGCTGATGATGACACTGGCAGAGTTAATATGGCTCGATGTTTTGAGATAAATGTTGATGACAATTGTGTGGATTATGTGAATGCGCGATCGGGTTTAATTACATCGAATTTTG